GCCCCCGAGGTAACAGCCGGGGGCTTTTTCGTTTCCGCGCCCGGCGACAGTAACCAAACATCGAACGTCCCTGACCTTCGCACTGTGCAGCCGGGCACCCATGCGACTTGGCGCGCTTTGACGCCATGACTGCCGAGAGGCGAGAGGGCGGGAATCCTTGAGAAATCAAAGGGTTGCCGCATGAACACATGGCCTTCAAACCGGGGAACACCCTAGCCGCAAAGTCAAAGCTCTTTGACGGTGCATTGCGTCGCGCCATTGCCCAAGACGATGCCGACCGGCTGCGCAAAGCGGCTGAGTCGCTTCTGAATGAGGCGGCAAATGGAAAGCCTTGGGCTATCTCGCTTCTGGCAGATCGCCTTGACGGCAAAGCAGACCAGACGGTCAACGTGACGCGCAACGTGGAGAACATGAGCCTTGCAGAACTCGCCGCAGAGGTTGCACAGCTTAGAGCGGGAGATTCACCGGAGGCTGGCAGCACAGACGGGGATCGCCCCGTTCATTGAGTACCGCGACGCCGGATACAAGCCGGCCAAGCACCACCTTCTGCTGATCGAAAAGCTGGAGGCGCTAGAGCGGGGCGAGATTGAGCGCTTGATGGTTTGCATGCCTCCGGGCTCTGCAAAGTCCACATACGCAAGTGTCGAGTTCCCCGCGTGGTTCTTGGGGCGCAACCCAAAGAAGTCGGTCATTGCCGCAAGCCACACCCAAGAGCTTGCAGAACGCTTTGGCCGCAGGGTGCGCAACATCGTTGGCGGCGAAGAGTTCGCGCGGGTCTTTGGCGTTGGCGTTGCCGATGACAGCAGCAGCGCGGGCCGATGGGACACGACAAAGGGCGGCGAATACTTCGCGGCAGGTGTCGGCGGTTCGATCACTGGCCGCCGCGCAGACCTTGGCTTGATTGACGACCCGGTAAAGAGCCGGGAAGACGCCGACAGCGACCGCAGCCGAGATAAGGCGTGGGACTGGTATGTAAACGACTTCCTGACGCGCTTGAAGCCCGGCGCCAAGCAAGTTGTCGTGATGACCCGTTGGCATGAGGACGACCTAGGAGGGCGCATCCTTGAGCGAGAGCGCGACCGCTGGACGGTCATTGAGATTGCGATGGAGGCCATGCCAGGCGACCCGCTGGGGCGTGCTGTAGGCGAAAGGCTTTGGCCGGATTGGTTCACCGATGACATGGTGGAGACGGCTAAGAGGGACGTTCGCGCATGGAACGCGCTTTACCAGCAGCAGCCAGCGGCAGACGATGGCGATTACTTCAAGCGCGATTGGTTCTCGGAATACGACGAGCTGCCCAAGGGTTTGAGGCTGTACGGCGCCAGCGACTACGGCGTGACTGAAGGTGCAGGCGACTACACCGAGCACGGGATCTTCGGCGTTGACCCGAGCGGCAATCTGTACGTGGTCGATTGGTGGCGCAAGCAAGCAAGCGCCGATGTGTGGATTGAACGCAAGTGCGATCTGATCTTGGAGCATCAGCCGCTCTGCTGGTTTGGTGAGGCTGGCCCGATTCGCCGCGCTGTTGAGCCGTTCATGTTGCGCCGCATGAGTGAGCGGCAGGCCCATTGCCGCGTTGAGTGGTTGGCAAGCATCAGCGACAAGACAACCCGAGCGCGCAGCTTCCAGGCGCTGGCAAGCATGGGCAAGGTGTTCTTTCCGCGCCATTCGACGTGGAAGGCCGATGTGATCGGCCAGCTAACCCGCTTTCCCGCAGGCAAGCACGACGACAGCGTAGACGTGTGCAGCCTGATCGGTCGAGGTCTTCAGTTCATCGGCACCAAGAGGCGCAAACCCATTGACCAGCCGCGCGACACGGCTAGTTCATTCCTGAGCATGTAAATGGCCCGCAAGAAACCAACCCTGAAGCGCGATTCCATCATCACCGAGGCCCGTGCTCGGTATGAGCGCGCCCAAGAGGTTTGGGGGCCGATCTACAAAGAGTGCCGCGAGGACATGCGGTTCTCCGACCCGACCGACCCGCAGCAGTGGCCGGAGGACGTGAAGCGCGAACGGCAGAACGCCGAAGGTGGCGCGCGGCCTTGCTTGGTGTTCGACCAGACAAGCCAGTTCGTCCGTCAAGTCATCAACACCGCACGCCGCAACAAGCCGGCGCTGTCGTTCTTGCCTGTTGACGACACCAGCGATCCCAAGTTGGCCGAAGTGCTGGCGGGTCTTGCCAAGCAAACCGAGTACGCAAGCCGGGCCGATGTGGCTTACATCACCGCCTTGGGCCAATCCACGCGCGGCGGCATCGGCTGGTTCCGCCTGGTGCTGAAGCCGCTGAAGGGCGCCAAGGTTCAAGGCCAGCAGTGCGCCGAGATTGAGCGCGTGCCCGAGTTCGAGGCTGTGCTTGTCGATCCCGATTTCACGCAGCCTGACGGCTCGGATATGGGCTGGGGCTTCGTTGAAGTCTCCATGCACAAGGACGACTTCAAAGCCAAGTGGCCCGATGCCACGATGGTGGATTGGGACGACTCGGGCTGGTTCACGAAGGACCATGTTCGCGTCTGCGAGTATTACCGCGTCGTTGACGTTCCCGCGTCTGAGGATGCCGAAGGCGGGCGCGTGGTCGAGCACTTCAAGCTGTCTGGTGAAGACATTCTTGAGCGCTCGGTTTTCCCGGCTGAGTTCGTGCCGCTGTTTCCCGTTCTCGGTAACGAGGAATGGGACGAAGGCAAGCGCCGTCTGTCTGGTTGCGTGCGTCTCGCCAAGGATGGGCAGATCACCTACAACTTTGAGCGCAACGCCGCTTATGAGGCTGTGGCGCTTGGCCCGAAAGCTCCGTGGTTGGCGCCTGCTGAGGCCATCGAAGGCTATGAAGGCCACTGGAAGCAGGCCAACCGGGGCAACCTGTCTTACCTGCCGTACAACACGGTAGACGAGCACGGCAACCCGCTGCCGTTCAAGCCTGAGCGCATCTCGCCCGCTGGCGTTGCCGTTGGCTGGGCTGATCTTGCAGAGCGCAGCAAGAACGACATTCAGGCTGCATTGGGCATGTACCAAGCGGCCATCGGCAACAACCCCAACCAGCAGAGCGGGCGGGCTGTTCTGGCCTTGCAGGACAAGGCCGATGTGGGTTCGTTCCACTACGTGGACAACCTTGCTTTGTCCATCGCGCACCTGGGCCGCGTGCTGACGCAAGTTTGGCCGGTGATCTACGACCAAGAGCAGGTTCTTCGCATCATCGGCAAGGACGACGAACCCGAGTTCGTGCGTGTGGACCCGACGATGGAAACGGGCTACCAAGAGCGCCCGTCTCTCAACGGGAAAAAGGAAGTTGTGGTGAACCCCGCAGTGGGTCGCTATGACGTGCGCGCAGTGGTTGGCCCGGCCTTCCAGACCCGCCAGCAAGAAGCCGCCGCAGAGATTGGCGAGATGGTCAACGGCAACCCGCAGTTGATGGCGATTCTTGGCGACCTGTGGGTGAAGCTGCGCAACTTCCCCGACGCCGACAAGATCAGCCGCCGTCTGAAGGCCATGCTCCCGCCGCAGGTTCAGCAGGCCGAAAGCCAGGAAGAAGGCGCCCCGCAGATTCCGCCGCAGGTTGAAGCCGCTTTGCAGCAAGCCGGGCAGGAAATCCAGCAACTGCGCCAGGCGCTGCAAGAAGCCCAAAGCGGGATGCAGGCCAAGCAGCTAGACGCGCAAGTGAGCATGCAGCTTGAGTCCATGCGTATGGAAAGCGCAGAGCGCATCGCCGCATTGCAAGCCGATGCAGCCCAAGACCGCGAAGAACTCAAGGGCTTGATTGCCCTGCTCAAGCAGCAGATGCAGCCGCCGCCACAACTGGCCGCCGCTGTGTCGCAAGACATGACCTGAGAGATACCGCACTGAACGAAGCCGCCAAGGGAAACCAAGGCGGCTTTTTTCATGCCCTGACTTGGCGCAGGTTGACGCCATGACCGCGAAAGCAAATGGAAGAAACCAACGTGTCGCCTGTCGCAGACACGCAAATCCCTGCGCCTGAACTGGCCGAATCACCGGAAGTCGCCACCCCGGAAACCGTCGAAACCCAGCCTGAGCAGACGCGCGAGGAAGACCCTCATGCGAAGAGCCTCAAGAGCATGGAACGGCGTATCCAGCGCCTGACCGCTGCGCGTTACCAAGCCGCCGCCGATGCCGAACAAGCACGGAAGGAAGCCGAGCAACTGCGCCAACGGTACAGCCAGTACGAGCAACAACCGGAACAGCAAGAGCTGACGCCTGAAAAGGTGCTGCCCATTGCCCAGCAGATCGCGCAGCAGATGCGCGAAGTGGAGAAGGTGAAAGACACCATTTCCACGGTGCTGACGAAGGGCAAAGCCTTGGAAGGCTTCGACGCCGCTTGCAACCTCGT